CTTTGGTTAAAACGCCGATTGATGATAAAGCCGAAAAGAAAAAAAGGCTTCATAGATTTTTATTCTGACTTTTGCCCCTGCCAATGCGGTAGGGGTTTTTTTTGCTCTGAACCTTAAAAATTGCACTAAACAACAGTATGAATACCGCCTGACATTGCGGATATTTGTTTTTATGAACAAAAAAAATACGGCTTTAAGCGGATTGGGGGGCTTGCGTGGAAACGTATTTAACGATTGAGGAAGTGGCGAAGTACCTGAACTATGCGGAAAAAACGATTAGGAAATGGGTGCTAAACAAAGAGATTCCTTTTCACAAGATACATAAGTCAATTAGGTTCCGGCTTTCTGAAATTGAAAAATGGGTTGATAACGACGGGGCGCATAAGGCGAGAGTGGATAACGAAATTGACGAAGGCGGTTTGTTAGACGAAACGGAAAATGTCGGGGAATTAAACGGTGGGGAAATTGCGGAAAGCGGAGAGGCGAAAAATGAATGATTTTGACAAGGCGATAGAAGAAGCGAAAGCGGAGATACTTCCATTTGAAAGTTGGGAGAGGCTGACGGGGGAAACGCCGCTTGCTTATTCCGCTTTTTGCGCTTTCCGTGATTTGGGTAGTGAAAGGAATATCCGCAAGGCTGTTGAAAGCGTTGAAAAAGACGTTTCGGCGCAAACAAAAAAATATAAGGTTTGGCGTAACTGGTCTACTCAATACCGCTGGCGTGAAAGGGCGGCTGATTATGACAAGTACGTTGAAAAATTGAAACTTGCGGAAATGCGGAAAACGATTGAGGCGCAGGGGGAATTGCACAGGGAAGTAACAGGAAAAATGTTAGATGTCGTGAAAAAGAAACTTGACACGATGAACCCTGCCGATTTGTCGCAGGGCAATTTGACCGAATGGGTACAGACCGCTATTAAAGCGGAGAGAGAGGCGGCGGGGTTGGTTGTAAATAACGGCAAGCCTGAAACGAAACAAGGGGAGTTAAATTTTACCCCTGAATTTGACGGGCTGTAGGCGTGGCGTATGGGTACTTCGGTTTTATTTAAGCCTACGGCTGTTCAGCGTAAAGCGTTAGCCCTTCTGAAAAGCGGGGCGAAACATATTTTGCTGTTTGGCGGTTCTCGCTCCGGTAAAACTACGGTACTTGTAATGGCGATTATTTACCGTGCTTTGCGCTTTGCAGGTTCTCGGCATTTGATTTGCCGTTACCGTGCGAAGGACGCTCGTTCATCGGTTTTGAGGGAAACGCTTATGCCGTGGCTTAATTATACTGTCGGAAAAAACGGCTATAACTATTTGGCGCATGAAAGCGTTATTACACTTTTTAACGGTTCTGAAATTTGGATTGGCGGTCTTGGGGATAGAGAGCAAGCGGACAAAATTCTGGGGCATGAATATAACACAATTTATTTTAATGAGATTAGCCAATTATCTTACGCCGCTGTTACTACGGCTTATTCTCGGCTCGCTATGCGGATTAAGGGCTGTAGAAATTTATTTTATTATGACTGCAATCCGGGGTCGCCTTTGCATTGGGCTTATAAAGTTTTTGTTTTGAAACGGCAATTTTTAACCGGCGAACCTTTAGAGAAACCTGAACTTTATCAATCCATGTTATTGAACCCCGAAGATAACAGCGAAAATCTGCCGGAAGATTATATATCTGACATTCTTGACGGTCTGCCTGAAAAACAAAGGGCAAGATTTAGGGACGGGCTTTGGGTAAAAGCGGAAGGCGTTATCTACGACCGCTTTGACGAAACGATGATCATTAAGGCTGATGAACTTCCCGAACATTTTGACAGTTTTGCGGCGGGGCAAGATTTCGGGCTTAACATTACATTTGTAAAAATCGGTTGGCTTGGTGATGTGATATACGTTCTTTGTGATTATGGCGCTTTCAACATGACTACTCAATCTTTTAATGAGGAACTGAACGCTAGAGGGTGGCTCGATTGTACTGACGATATGGGGCTTCCTGTTTACTGCGATCCTGCCGGCGGTGAACGCATACAGGAAATTACGGGCGGCACTAAAGCAAATAATTCTGTTGACAGCGGGATTGATTATATTAACGCAAAGATTGAACGCCGTCAATTTTTTGTGTGTGATAGGTGTACAGGTGTTCTTTCGGAGATTTGGGACTACTGCCGTGATGAAGCGGGGCAAATTGTAAAAGTCAATGACCATTTTTTAGACGCTTTGCGTTATGCGATATTCTCTGACATTCAGCAGGGGGTAATAATCGCATGAGTATCTTTGGGCGGATATTTACAAACCGCAAGCGACAAAATGACGATAAAAAGTTAGTTAAAAAAAGTTTAACTGATACCAGTTTTTCCTTGACTTCCGATGATGATTTTACTAATTTTTATTTAGACCCCTTCAAAGATACTTTCCTCTGCAACGCATGGGTAAATATTGCGGTGAATATTTTAATCCGCAATGTTGCCCGTGCGGATTTCGTTCTCGAAAGAGATGGGGTTGAGTTAAAAAGCGGCTCCCTTTACTCCTTGTTCCACAAGCCTAACGATTATTTAAGCAGATATGATTTGTGGAAGGAAACCGCCGCTTGGTGGCTTTTAGAGGGAGAGGCGTTTTGGTGGTTCGGCGCTGATTATTCGGGCGGAATACCGAAACAACTGCATATTCTTAACCCCCGAAAACTCCAACTTGAGGGAGAGGGGTTGGAATTGCAGAGTAACTTCACAGAAAAAAAACGGCGTTGGTTTTACCATGCCGGAACCGAATTAGTACCAATTTTCTCTGATGAACTTATCCATTTCAAAGACTGGAATCCGTGGAACCCTTTGCGTGGGGTTAATCCTCTTGTTTCCCTTGCGTTGGAATTAGAGCAAGATTATTTTGCGAATAAGGCTAATTCCACCCTGTTAAAAAATAACGCTATCCCGCAGGGCTTACTTAAAACCGACCAAACATTAAGACCAGAGGAAGCGGACGCATTAGAAAAAAGGTGGGAGAGCAAATACGGACAGGTTAAGGCGGGGCGCAAGATTGCGGTACTCGGAAAGGGTACAAGTTTTGAGGCGTTAAGTTTTAATCCCGATGTTGTAAAACTTTTTGAGTTAAAAAAATGGAACTTGTATACTATCCTCGCTAAATTCGGAATTCCCCCTCGTGTCGCTAATATCTCTGACAGGTCAACGGCGTTAAGCGGCAAGGATACCAAAGAGCAGCACTCGGCGTTTTGGCAATATACGTTAATCCCTCTGTTACGCCAATTTGAGCAAATACTTGAAAGTCAATTTTTTATTCGCTTCAACCTGAAAGAGACAGGGCGTTTTGATCTTTGGGATATACCTGAATTACAGGAAAACGAGGACGCACAAAGTAAAAGGGATATTGCGGAAATAAATGCGGGATTAAAAACAATTAACGATGTTCTGAAAGAACGAGGCAAAGAACCGAAGCCGTGGGGCGATGTGTGGTATCGCCCTAAAAACTTTATTGCTACTGACGGCGATAAAGGGGGCGAATAATGGCGGGCGGTACTTTGCTTGTAAGCAGGGCGGTCAAGCTTCATGCGGATTATAAAAAGATGCTTGAAGAATTGGGCTTCAAAGATGTTTCTGTTACTTCTGCGGATAAAGACGGATTGAATATGTTGATTAACGAACTGAAACCTCGTCTTGTGATTGTTGGAAGCGGATTTTATAAATCGGCTACTCCTTACATGATGGCTTTGTTAAAACGGCGATTTAAGGATTTGAATATAGCGGCGGTATCAATAAACGACTATCCCGCCGATCTTGCTATGAAGTTTGTAATTAACGGTATTAATTCTTATTTGAATTATTTTGACGGTAAATCTCAATTTTACAAGGGGCTTGATTGTATGCGTGAAGGGAAACAATTTATTTCATCATCGGTTCAGGAATGTATTGATAACAGGCGGGAGCTGCCGCCTGTGTCGAGTGAATTAACCGAAAGGCAAATAGAAGTATTACGGCTTTTGTGCAACGGGTTTACTACGGTTGAAATTGCGGACGAACTTTTCATTTCTAAACGGACTGTGGAATATCATAAAGCCGAATTATTTAATAATTTCGGTACTCGCAACGAAAACGAGCTTATCAGGGTAGCCCTTTATTTGGGCTTAATCAAAATTGATGAACTTGAATTTTTTGGCGGGAATTTTACATTGCGCCTAAAAAACAGTAAGAGAACGGAGAAAGGGGGATTGTATGATTTTGAGAACTAAAAGTGCTGAAAAAACGGCGTCCATGCCGTTTTTTCAGCTTGAAGTTTTTGCTTTGCAAAAACTTCATCATTGTTTGGAAACAGCGGCATCCATGCCGCAAGATAATTGGGGGTTTTAT